GGCCAATTCATTTGTTGATTGTAACTAATCTTACATTAAGTTTGTTACTTTCACGCGTCTGTAGTACTTGTTAGTATTTGCAGTAATCGCAGTTGATTCTGCAGTACCAGCAGCTATCACTCCTGTGTGGAATGGGTTAGATGCTATACCGTAACGAGTTTTAAATCCAATTTTTGGTTGGAAAGTGTTTTCACCTACCGCACGAACCATTTGTAGTGGTACATATGGACAGTAGAAGACACCAGCATCGTAAGGTGAAGTACCTTTATATCCTACAACATAGTATTGTGAAGCAGCGACATTAGCAGCATATGGGTCAACATACACTTTAAATCTACCGTTCATAACACCAGCGAATGTAGCAGATGTGTCATCAACATTTAAGTTGTTGTTTAGAGCAGGTGTATAATCTAATACTCCAGCCATTTGAAGAGCCGAAGCTACATCAGCAGAACAGATGATTATGTTACCTTTTCCTCTACGAGTTTGTTGTCCGATAGCGTTAGCATCTCTTTCCAGAGCGAACATTAAACCTTTGAATTTCTCAACAGACCAACGACCATTTGAATCTGTGTCTAAGTCAAAGATTCCAGCAGTTGTTGTGTTTACTTGAGCACCAGCAACAGCCGAAATATAAATACTTCTAACTACTTCACGGTTTATCTCAGCAAGAATTTCACCAGACAAGATATTTGCTAGTTCTGTTTCTGCATCTAGACCATGAATTGCTTTTAAGTCTTGCGCAAGTTCCATTGTATACTCAGCTTTTAACGCACGAGTTACAGCAGTTACTGTTGTTTTTTCTATACTGAAAGCCATTTCAGCGAAAGCATTAGTATTTGTATCACCTAAAGCTTCACCTTGAGCCAATGTCATACCTGTTGGTGACAAGTATGTACCAGCACTTGGGCTATCGTTTAGAGTTGCAGGGTTTGAACCTGTCATTGCAGATGAAGTTAGGTTACCAGCTGCGTCATCATTAGAGAAACCAGTATCTGCTTCATCTCCGAGAGCCTCGCCCCCGTCCATAGATGCAAATCTTGCTCTCATAGCAAAGATTAAGCCAGTTGGACCTGTCATTGGTTGTACACCGCAGATATCATATGCAATTAAGTTAGGCATTGAACGTCTAACTAACGATATTAAAATTGGGTCCCAGTTCTCAACATCAGCACCAGTGCTGTTTGTTGGAGCTGCTTCTTTTAAGAAACTTCTATCTTCTTTGATAGCTTTTTCTTGGTTTTCAAGAATTACAGTAGTTACTGCCCTTTTATACGAATCCTCAATCTTTGGCAAATCGGGATGTGCAAGGACTGGCGACCACTTTTCTTGTAGATTTTCTGTTTGAAACATTGTTATTATCTCCTATATTTCTACTATTTATATTATTACTTAGTTGCACCCTTAACAGCAGTTCCGATTGCTTTACTATAAGCAGCCATCGAATCTGTTATGTCAATGTCCTGTGCAGGGCCAGTTTCTACATTATCTATATTTTCGGTTGTTTCCTTTTTAACTTTAGGGAAATAACTTTCTTTTAAAGTATCAAGTTTACCTTTGAAGTCTTCTTCGTTTCCGAAGTCAACATCTTCAGTAAGACCTTTGAACTTTTCAATTTCGGTATCAGCTAAATCAGAAGACATCTCTGAAATAACTTTATTACGAGTTAGTTCATCATTAGACTTTTTAAATTCTATTGATTCATCTAAAGTCTTATTGACTTTTTCTTCTAACTCTGCAATTTTGTCTGATTGTGCTTGTAGTACATCATACTTGTCATCTGGGATGTCAACATAATGGTCTTCAAACAACTGTTTCAAACCAGCTATGAAGTCTTCAGCGATTTCTCCTTTTAGACCTCTTTCGACTGCTAGTTCATTTTCTTTCATCCATTCTTCTACAACATAGTTCATGTATGTGTCTACTTTTTCTGTAAGTTCAGATTTGTTAGACTTAATACCTTCTGCTATTTCGTTGTCATAGTTTTCTTGAAGTCTTGTGACTTCATCACGAACTTTAGATTTAACTGCAGATTCGAAAACAGTAGCTGCTTTCTTTTTAAACTCATCTGTTAAGTCACCTTCTCCACTCATAAGAGCTTCAACATGTTCTGTAACATCTATAGTTTTAATTCTTTGTTCAACAGCTTCTTTCTGTAGAGCTTCTTTTTCTTTGTCTTCTTCAGAAGTAGTACCTTCCATTTTAGACATCATTTCTTTCATTTTGTCGTAAGTAGCTTTGACCATTTCCATAGACATGTCTTTCATTTCTGTTTCCATATCTTTCATTGCTTTAATC